GTAAATAAAGTAACACCTATTGTTGGTGGAGATTCGTTTGATATTAATGTTCTTACAAATATTAAATCTATTGGTGGTGATACAGTTGAGTCACTAGCATCTATTCGTAAGAATGCACCATTTCAGTATGCTGCACAGAATAGAATGGTTACAGCAGTTGATTACTCTACACTTGTTCTTAAAAACTTTGGAACACTTATTAAAGATATTCAAGCATTCGGTGGGCAAGATGCACTTAAACCAGAATTTGGTGTGGTGTTCTTATCTATTGCCTTTAATGATGATGTATCTGCAGATGCAATAACTGCAACTAAAAATAGTATTTTAGACTTGACTAAACAACTATCGGTTGTTGGCTTTGGTGTAAAGTTTGAGGATCCAGTTAAGACATTTATTGAAACCGAAGTATTCTTCCAGTTCAACCCTAAGTTGACTGCACTCTCTATTAATAATGTCCAAGACACAATACAAAATAAAGTGTCTTCATACTTTGCTTCTAATGTAGGCAAGTTTGGTCAATCATTCCGTAGATCAAATATGCTATCTCTTATTGATGAAGTGGATTCAGCTGTTCTGTCTTCACGTGCTAATATTAAACTACAGCAGAGAATGGTTCCTAACTTAGACATTCTTGAAGATACTACACTTAGATTTCCAGCAACTATTGCTGAACCGGATTCTAAAGAATATAGTGTTATTTCTTCATCATTCCAATACCAAGGTGAAGTATGTATTATAAGAAACAAACTAAATACAACTAAATTAGAAGTATTAGCATTATCTTCACAGACTATCTTAAATGACAACGTTGGTTCATACCAGGCGTCAACTGCTACTGTTAGTATTGTAGGTCTTTTAGTAGAAGAAATTATTGGTGGTACTGACTATATTAAAATTACTGTAACGCCAGCTAATCAGTCTGCTATTAGCCCTATTAGAAATGACGTCTTAGAATATGATGCTGGTCCATCATTCTCTCAAGGTGTTATTGTTACATCAACATAAGAAGTAAACATGGCTCAAGATAAAACAAGAATTGATAATAACAGACGAAGTCTATCGCTACTGGATACACGTTCAGTAAAGAGTATTCTGCCTGCTTATTTTCTACAAGAATATCCAAAGATTGTTTCTTTTCTTGAGGCATACTATGACTATGATCAAGACAGTGCGTCTCCTACTCGCTACTTAGATGATCTATTCAGAACAAGAGATATTACTGAAGCTGATATAGAATTGCTTTCTTATATTGAAGACGAGTTACTACTTGGTCAACAATACTTTGAAGGCTTTGAAAATAAAAGAGCTGCAGCAAAATATTCTAATACACTCTATAGATCAAAGGGTTCCCTTTATAGTATTCAACAATTCTTCCGTACATTCTTTGGTGTCTCACCAGATGTTGTATATACAAAAGAGAATGTGTTTATTGTAGGTAATAGAGATGACATAGAAGCATCAAAGATTGGCCCTGAGTCACAAAAGTATCTTACAGATGATAAGTTATATCAAGAGTTTGCTGTTCTTATTAAAGCAGATCAGCCTATCTCAAGTTGGTTAGAAGAATATAAACTATTCGTCCACCCTGCAGGTATGTATGTTGGTGGAGAAGTTCAAATTGTTTCTGATAATCCTGATAATAATAGTATTATGCCATTTGCGATACCAAACATCAACCCAGATCCAATCTTGATATCCGTAGCTGACTTTGATCCAGTACCAACACAGCTTGATATTACACAATTGTTTGCACTATCAGATGATTCAATGGTAAGAACAGACGTGAGATCAACAGTTGAAAGATATAATACATATACATTAGAACAGATTGATAGAACATACGATGACCTTGCAGAGTTTGCAAGTGTTACTTCTCCAACACACGATGAAGATAGTGCTGGAATTGACTTCCGTGTACCAAGAATGGATATTGATCTTGAGACATTTGATAAAGTTAATTACGTTTGGTACGATTCAGACTCAGCATAACCATTATAAATAAAGATAACAGATTTAAACGAGAGTTAAAATGGCAAGACAAATAGTAAACACAGGCACTACTGCTAATGACGGAACTGGTGATACACTCCGTATTGCAGGTCAAAAATTAAATGATAATTTTGTCGATATTTACTTACTACTAGGTGGAGATTCCGATCAGCTTGCATCAGGAGTAAGTCTTACTGATCAAGGTGTTAAGTTTGAAGGCACTAATGTAGACCAGTGGGAAACAACACTAGTTGCAAGTAACCCAGCGAGTGATATTACTCTTGCTCTACCTGCAGTAGGTACACAAGTTATTTCTAATACAGCAACGCAGACAATGTCTAATAAGACTTTGACTTCTCCTATTCTAACAACTCCACAGTTTAATGACACGAGTGCAGATCATCAGTATATTGTAGCTGTAAGTGAATTAGCGGCAGATAGAAATATCAATCTACCTCTCTTGACTGATAGTGATACATTTGTGTTTAATGATCATACTCAAACTCTTACAAATAAAACTCTTACCTCACCAATACTAAATACACCTAAAGTTGGTACATCTATCAATGATTTAAACGGAGCAGAGCTTATCGAAGTTACTGCAACATCATCTGCTGTTAACCAAATTCTTATTGGTAACGCAGCAAGTGGTACTGGCCCATCAATATCTTCAAAAGGTTTTGATGCAGACATTGATCTTAGATTTGGTTCTAAAGGTTCTGGACAAATTGCTCATGAGAATGGTGTTAGATTTAAAGCTGAAAAGATCACTGCATCTGCACAAGCTATGAGTCTTACAGTACCAACTACACACTTTGCAGGAACATCTAATCTTACGGGTATTACACTAGCCAATGGTAACGCTGGAGATGCTGGTGCTGGTGAGATTAAATACTTTTTTAACAGCGGCGCAGGAACTGTTGTGATTACACCTACTAACTTACGTGGTGCATCATCAGTTACTGTTGCTCAAAATGAAGCTGGTTTCTTTATATGGTCCGGCTCTAACTGGCACTTGGCATCGAAAACAGTTGCTTCATAAGGAAAAACAATGGCGGCGATAATTACAGATAAACTTAAAAAGCAAGTTTTAGAAAGCATCATTACTGATATCGACAGTTCTGATAATAACTATTATATTGGTATTGGTAAATCAGAAGTCTGGAACGGAACAGATACTGCACCAACACCAGAGAATACTTTACGAGAAGTTAGAAACCTTGGTTTTTCTCTACAGTCAATGAAGACAGTAGCAGATAAAACGTTTGTTGTTCCAAGATATAATTGGTCCTCTGGTTCTATCTATTCGGGCTTTAATGATGATCAAGCTGGCCATCCTAATCAATCATATTATGTATTTACTGATGAAAACCATGTATACATTTGTTTACAACCAGGACGTAATGCGGCGGGGGCTTCTGTTATATCCACTGTGAAACCCACAGGGACTGCAGCAGGTGCATTTAAAACGTCTGATGGTTATGTATGGAAATTCTTATACTCACTAGGTGCACTTACTGTTTCTAAATTCTTAGCAGCTAACTTTATGCCTGTGACTAAGATTTTATCAACTGATGGCAATTCATCAGCATCAGAAGTGGAACAATTTGGTATTCAGAATGCAGCAGTACCTGGGCAACTTCTAGGATATACAGTAACAAATGGTGGTTCTGGTTATACATCTTCACCTGCTGTTACTATTGCAGGTGATGGTACTGGAGCTAAAGCTGTGGCAACTATTGCTGGTAACATTCTTACTAAAGTCGAAGTATTAGAATCAGACAATACAATGGTATTCGGTTCTGGTTATAGCTATGCTGATATTACTATCACTGGTGGTGGCGGCACAAGTGCAGCCGTAAGACCTATCTTTGGTCCAAAAGCTGGTGTCGGAGCAGATCCAAGAGATGATTTAAGATCACGTGCACTAATGTTTAATGCCAAACCAGATGGAACTGAGAGTGGTGACTTTATTGTTGGTAACGACTTCCGTCAGATTGGTCTTATTAAGAATCCTAAGATGCATGCAGACTCAGACTTTACAGCAGAGACTGGTATTGCATTACCATATCTACTCTTTGATTTGTCTACTATTACTTCAGCCTTTACAGCAGACAATGTTATTGTAGGTGGAACATCTGGAGCTAAAGCATATGTTGATAGCTTTGACTCAGATAAGATTTATTATCACCAGACAGAAGACACTGGCTTTTTAGCATTCCAAGAAAATGAACCTGTTACTGAACAAGGTAGTGGTGCTGGAGCAGGTACTTTAATATCTGCAAGCTATGATGCAGATACAAGAGCATTTACATACTCTGACGTAAATCAATCATCGGGTGATGTTCTCTTTATAGATAATAGAGCAGCAGTAACAAGATCAGCTAATGCAGCAGAAGATATTAAAATCGTAATTCAAATATAATCGGTAGAAAAAATGAGTACAGACCTAACAAAAAATACATTTAGTTCAACCTATAAAGATGATTTTCTGGATAGTGATAACTATCATAGAATCCTTTTTAACTCAGGTCGTGCTCTACAAGCCCGTGAGCTTACACAAATGCAAACTATTACTCAGTCTGAGATTTCTCGGATGGGTAGACATATGTTCAGAGAGGGTGCTGCAGTTAATCCTGGTGGCACTACTATTAATACTGGATATGAATTTATTAAACTTGTTGGTAATCTACCAACTGGAAATATTATAGGCTTAAACTTAACTTCAACCAGTAATAGTATTATTGTAGAAGTTCTTGAGGCTGTAGAAAGAGTATCAGCTTCCGAACCAGCAACAATTTATGTTAAGTATATAAGTTCGTCAGGTGGAACATCCGGTTCTACTCCTGTGAGAGTTACTGCAGGTGATACACTTACCGGTGGTGGAGAAACACTTACTGTACAAACTACAAATACTGTTGCTAATCCAGCTACAGGTACAGGTACTCGAGTATCCATTCATGCTGGTGACTTCTTTGCTATAGATCGTTTTGTCTATGCAAGAGAACAGTCAATGATCTTATCTAAATACACCTCTGACCCAGATGCTGTAATTGGATTTAAAGTAACTCAAGACATTGTTACTGTAGATGATACAACTGCACTATATGATAACACAGGTGCAACACCAAACATATCTTCACCTGGTGCTGACAGATATAGAATTAGACTTAATATAGCAAATAAAGCTGATCTTGCAGCAGATGATAACTTTGTATATGTTGCTAAAGTTGTTGACGGTATCATAGTTACACAGGTTGATGGTACTGACGATTATAATAAAATAGAAGACAGAATGGCTCTTAGAACAAGTGAAGAGTCAGGTAACTATATTGCTAAAAGGTTTGCTATTAGTTTTGATACTAATGATTCAGACGAAAGTGTATTAGACTTTGATATTTCGCCTGGTGTTGCATATGTAGATGGATATAGAGCTGTTATCAACTCTCCAGTTAGAATTGGAGTAAGTAAACCTAGAACAACTCAGACAGAAAATAATGAAGTAACAGCCGCTGCGTATGGCCAATATGTTATAGTATCTGCTAATAAAGGCTTACCTAATATTGCATCATTCCAAGAAGTTACACTATTTCCGAATACTGCTGGTACTGGTACTGCTATCGGTACAGCACGTGTAAGAGCTGTAGAGGAAGACGGATCGAACTATAGAGTATATCTGTTTGATGTACAAATTGCTTCTGGTAAAAATAAAAGAAATACAAAATCAATTGGTACTGGTTCTACAGACTATATGACACTAGTGCTTGAAAATAGTCTTGCAGCATTTAAAGATGAAGCATCAACAAGTCTATTATTTCCAGTTCCTGGGGATAGACCAAAGACTATTACAGATATTAGTCTTACAGTACAAAGATATAGAACAGCAAACATAAGTAGTGGATCTGCTACTATTACAGTAACCAATACAGGGGAAACTTTTGCTGACACTAGTGATTGGATTGCAGCACATGCTGACTCTGATATTGATGTTATCTTTACAGCATCTGGTGCTGGTACTGCTGCATCTAACTTAACTGGCCAACAAGATGGTACTTATGAGATCCTTACTTATGTAAATAAGAGTGCAGGGTCTGTTAGAACCAAAACACTTACAGAAGTAACAGAAACAATCACACCGGATGGCTCTGGTAATCTAAACTTTACAAAGGCTGATGTAAGTAGCATCACTAGAATTACTCTTGCTGACTCAGATGGTGCTGACTTAACAACGTTATACGATTTAGATAATGGTCAACGTGACTTTGCATATCTAAACGGTAGAATGGTTAAGAAAGCTGGAGCTGCTACACCAGGATCTGATGTGTTTGTAAGATATAAGCACTTTGTCCATGGTACATCTGGAGATTTCTTTGCGGTTAACTCTTATACAGGTCAAGTTGACTATGAAAACATTCCGTCATACACACAAGCAAATGGCACTGAAGTATCTCTAAGAAATGTATTAGACTTCCGTTCAAGTGTTAACAGCTCAGGTAACTTTGGTTCAGGTGCTAGAATTAATGAGATGCCTAAGAATACAGGTCTTATCACATTTGATGCAGAATATTACCTTGGTAAAAAGGTTCGTGTGACGATTGATAAAAATAGTTTTATTGATACTATTAGTGGTGCAGCTAGTGTTAATCCTCAATTACCACCAGCTCCAAATAACTCGCTGGATTTATTCCATATTGATATGAATCCATATACAGTTAGT